AAAAGATAAATATCCAAAAAACAATGGAGAATAAATGACAGGTAAAGCCATATCATACTTCTTCTTCGGTTTCGTAGCTGGTCTTATTATTGTAGAATATGGGAGAGAGAATCCCTTTGCTCCTGTAACATTCCACGATGGCAAAGCATTAGAGACAAGGATTTATTATTATAGATATAATCCTTATCAGTACAATGAAATTTATCCTTATGGATATTACAGGTATCAGCCTAATCCTTATTCTCAAGGCAATAACTCAGGTTCACAAAGAAGTACTGGAGAGAATAAAAGTAGCAATACAGGAACTAAATCCTTTAACCATACAGCACAAGAAAGAACAGATAGTTGGGGGAAGAAAAATTGAAGAACGCTTGGTTTTATTTACATTGTGTAATAGCAGTAATTATACTTATCGCAGATAATAAAGGAACATTAGAACCTGCTGTAAACAAATTTGAAGAAAAGATTGGGATATATACACCTCCTGATACAACAGAAGTTGAACCATTTACATTAGAGATAGAAGATGAGAAGCCAGGGACATTACAAGAAAATTATTAAAATAAAAGATAATCTTGCTAAAGCATTTTTAATTATTTTGTTTTTTCTTAGTGTATTATTTGCTTGTTTAAGATGCACAGATGAATATTATCTTGGCAAAACAAGAGAAGAACTGACAAAAGAAATGTTTGAAGTAGACTCGTTAATTAGAACAATACAAATGCAATTAGATAGCACAAGTATTGATTTTGAAAAATTTTATATTGACGCGCAAAGAATTAATAACGGACATGAGTGAACTTACTTTAGGTATAATAGCAGTGATTGCTTTTATATGGATGTATAAGGTATATAGGGATGTCTAAAGGACTTCACTCTGACTCGCAAATACATATATCTGTTGCTTTTTTAATTAAAGGTGCAATATTGGTTGCAGCAATGGTTGGAGGATGGTATCAAGCTCAAATGAAATTTGCAGAATATGATAGAACTTTAAATGATTTACATGAGGAAGTTGTAATCTTAACCTCAAAAGTAGCAAAAATGGAGGCAGAACATATCCAAGAATTGGAGCATCATAATACTGAGTTAATTGAAGAAAACCGAACATTGATGCAAAAATTAGGAATTAAGAAACCATAATGGATATAAAATATTTAAAACAGATACACGATATATTACTTATTGTACTTGGTCTTATGGTTATGATTATAGTAAGTGATAATTCTGAATTGTTTAGAGCAGTTAAGTCATCAATGCTTTATCCTGCTTTTTTATTATCTATGGGAATTATAGGAATAAAAGCTACTATAAGGGTAAATAGATAATGATTATTAGAAAGTGTAGTCAAGGACATCGCGTGAGAATACATAGGAATACATCTCCAGGTATTAGTAGAACTAAAACTTATACAGATGGCACTGTTGAAACAATTACATATCCTTCGTCTTATGATTATTTTATTGATGTTGATGGCGAGGTTATTAAGTTAACAAATAGTTTAAAAGTAGCTGAGGAAGAATATACTAAAGAATGTAAAAAGAAACACCCAGATAAGCCTTCTCATGGTAGGCTCGATATGGGTAAGCATAAAAGTATTAATCATGTTGCGACTCAAGCTTCGGATTATCCAACAGATTCTAATACCAAGGATGAAATTAAATTTTTTCTTGATGTTAGAGATGTTCAATATGGGGCAAGTGATACTAAAACTCAGTTATTAGAGTTAGTTGAAGAATTAAAGAATAAAAAAATTAAAATAACGGTAAGGGGAGTGCTTCATGATTGAGGCATATGCGGAGTATGGAGCAGTAGGATTAGTATGTCTTTTGTTTGCATATATGATAATGAATCTTATTAAAAGTCAAAAAGATCAATCAGAAGATTTAGATGACATACGTCAAGCTATAGCAAAAGCAGAAACTAAAATGAATAACGTAGAAGGTATTGTTTTAAAAATGCTTGATAGATGGAATCGTTCTGATGAAACGTCACAGCGTCATAGAGAAGATATTGTTAAGGAACTAAATGATGTAACCGATGATTTGGCTTATTTGAAGGGAAGAATTAATGGCAAATAAAGATGTATGGAACTATCGAAATAGCCTTGAAGAGAAGATAGGTTCTATTAATGCCCATGTTGAGAATATCTACCATCATATAAAGAGGGTAGATACTCATCTTGATAAACAGAATGGTCGTATTAGAAATAACGAACAAGTAATATCTAAATGGAAAGGTGTAGCTGTTGGCATACTTTGCGTAGCTTCCTTTATCTCGACCGTAATTGCAATGGTAATAAACTAGGAGTAACAATGAAAGAAGTAGTAGAAATAGTAGTACAAAACTGGGAATATGTCGTAATTGGCATACTTGCAGTAGATAAAGCAGTCGCATTAAGTCCTTCCACTTGGGATGATTTATTGTGGACTAGCGTTAAAAAAGCAATCTATAAAGTAGTGGGGAAATAAAATGTTAAAAAGAATGATACAAAGATTAGTAAAGAAACATGGAATGAAAGGTCTGCTTATACTGGTAGGTGATTATGCAGTTGGAGCAACTAAATCTAAAAAAGATGATGAGATTTGGGAAGAAGTAAAAATGCTTTTGGAAGGAATGAGTTAGTGCCAAGATTTAGTTCTCGCTCTAAGAGGAGACTTGATACTTGCGATTCCAAATTAGAAAAACTATTTAAAGAGGTAGTTAAATATTTCGACTGTACCATATTGGAGGGACACCGAGGTAAAGAGGCACAAAATAAAGCCTACAATGACGGGAAGAGTAAAGTTCAGTACCCGAATGGTAAGCATAATAAGCGTCCCTCTGTTGCTGTTGACGTGGCTCCTTATCCTATTGACTGGTCTGATCGTGATAGGTTTCACTACTTTGGTGGCTTTGTACTCGGAGTGGCGAAAAAGATGGGTATGAATATCAGATGGGGCGGAGACTGGGATATGGACACAAAGACAAAAGATAATAAATTTGACGATTTAGTGCATTTTGAAATAAAGGAATAGATGCCAAAAACGATTGCAACATTAAGAAATTTCGCAGGTGGAGTTAATTCCCAATATAACCCAAGGGATATAGCTGACAACCAATTTGGATTCGCCCAAGATGTAATTGGCGATAGAGTTGGTGCTATCAGAACTATGGGAAATGGGAGTGGTACGCCTAGGCAAGTTGACAATTCAGCTTCGGCAAAATCGATGAATACACTTGCTTCTACAGATATAAAAGGTTATATCTCTGATGCGACTTGTGATTACAATGATGACCCCACTATAGCTATGGATAGTACCGAGAAGATAGAAGCTGGCATGTCTGTTAGTGGAACTGGTATACCAGCTGGGGCTACCGTTTCTTCTGTTACAAATGCTACTAGTTTTGAGTTGTCAGATAACACAACTGGTGGAAATGAAACTAATGAAACTTTAACCTTCACAGAAGGTCGTGCAAATGCTACTGGATATGGATTTAAGCACTTTGAGCTTGATTATGATGAATTAAAAAGAAACACTGGTGAACATTATATTGCAATGGTAAGTGCTGCCGGCGTACTAAATGTTTGGGATTATACTTTTAATAGTTGGAGTAGTGGAATGAGTCTTGACCTTGGTAGTGATACAAACTGTAAACCACTTATTACTCCAATTAATAATGGTATAAGGGTAGCAGATTCGGAGTTAACTAATAACAGTACAATTAAATATTATATGTATGTTAAAAGAAGTCAATTAGGGGTAAGTAGAGATAATTTTTATGTAGGAAGTAATACATTACCTGCACCAACTACTAGCTCAAGTCAAAATACTTTAGTTTCTAGCGCAACTTATGATAGTGGGCAGTTTAATTTTACCGTTGAATCTACATCAAATGAAAATGGAACTTGGACTTCTGCTGATTATGTATTTGGTATATCATTTGTATATGATGGAAATCAGGAATCAGCTGTATCGCTTTGTTCGGACGGCTTAAGTAAAGATAATGTTAATGAAGATAGAGCTTTAAAGGTAACTATTTATGCATCAAATACTAGCGGAGGGACAGCGTATGATGCGAGACTGACTGGAGCTCGTATTTATTGGAAATATGCATCTGGACTAGGATTCTCTGTATCTTCGCCAGCTGCTCAAGGAGAGTGGAATCTGTTGTCAGATGTAGATTTAACTGGTTCATCTTCTGACAATCATGCATTTGGTGTACGATCTAAATTGGGTGATAAATTTTCTGACTGGGCAACGACTAATGCTTTTACAGATGCTACTTGCGATACGACTAATACCGATGCAACAATTACTATGGATAGTACAGCTGATTTATTAGTTGGGACTGGAGTTTCTGGAACTGGTATACCAGTTGGTGCAACTGTGGATTCAATAACAAACTCCACAACTTTTGAATTGAGCGCCAATGCGACCGCAACTAATAGTAATCAAACATTAACCTTTACCAATGTAGCAGGAACTGGATATAGGGCTAATTGTTCTATTGTTGTAACAGATCCTCCTATTGACACATATGCTACACTAAATGGATATAGAAGTAGCGACGGTGCTTTAATTATTGGAAATGCTGGAGATGGCTATAAAACAGCAATATTTACAAATAGAAGAATGTTTGTAGCTAATGTAAAAATGACAGGAGCCGATGGGGATCAGGTTCAAGATGCAGATAGGATAATGTATTCACCTGTTAATAAACCAGATATATTCCCGCAAAGTCAATTTATAGATGTAATTAAGGGCGACGCTGAAGCATATATTAAGCTTGAAGCCGTCAGTGATAGATTATTTGCTTTCAAAAAAGATACTCTTTTTATTATTAACATATCAAATCCAAGTCCAGCTGGTTGGTTTCTTGAGGCAGCTCATAAAGGAATGGGTGTACTTCATCCAGCAGCTGTATTTAAAACAGATTTTGGAATAGTTTGGGCGAACCCTAATGGTTTATATATATATCAAGAGGGCGGTGGAATAGCAGAATTAACAGAAGGTAAGATACTTAATGGATATGGTACTGATGACTATGGATTTAAATCTTGGGGAAAGCTAATTACAAAGAATTCTATTGTTGGGTATTCTAATAAAGATAAGGAAATTATTGTTAATATTGATTGTAGCAGTACCACAAATGATACAACTTTTGGTGGAAACGGAGCTGATGTTGTTGTATATGATATGGAAACACAATCAATTTGGTTTGGGAAGAATAGACTTACAAGTGGAGCTATCGCTACCAATTTTGATTACGATTGGAATGGTGATTTAATATACGGGTCAGAAGCTAGCAATACAGTAACTGTAAGGTCTTGGCAATCGGAAAGTCAAACTTCTACAGGAGCTTTTTTCTCAACTAAAGATATTGATTTTGGAAGTCCTTCAAAAAAGAAAAAGATTTATAATATTTATATAACATATAAGCATTCTGGTAGTAATAATTTAGGGTCTTTTTTAAGCTACTCGACAAACGGAGGAACAGGCTTTGCAACATATGATGGCGATGGCTCTACGCAGATATCTAATAATACATTAGATCAAGCAACAAGTTGGGAAATTCATAAGTTTACATTTACAACACCCGTGGAATGTCAAAGTATGGCTTTAAGATTTAATGCACCTATAACAGATGGAACATGCGATACCACTGATACAGATGCAACTGTAACTATGGATAATACAGGAAGAATAGCGGTTGGAATGTCGGTCTCTGGTACTGGCATACCAGCAAGTACGACAGTGTCTTCGATAACTAACGGTACAACTTTTGAGTTAAGTGCAGTTGCCACTGCAAGCAATACTAATACAACTCTTACGTTTGGCTCTAGTGCTACAAAAATAGATATTAATGATATCTCTATTGAATATAGAGAATTATATGGAAAGGTATCTGCAACATAATGGCTTTTCTTAAAATAGATACATCAAAATTTAATAAGCGATATGGCAGAGGAGGGCAGGTTCAGAAGTCTGCTCAAGTAACTACGTTTAATACTCCTAATAAAAATAGAGCTCCAGATATTCCTAAAACAGAAGCAAAAGAGGGCGATGTTTTAAGTTACTTTGACGACACTAAAGGAAAAGTATTAACTTCTTTTGATGGCGGATATCAATCTTCTGAAACATCTAAAGTTTCAGATATGAATAAGTATGACCAGGGACAGTATGTAACCGCAGTGGATGCTCCAGCTAATGCTAAAGTTAAAGCAAGAGGTGAAATACAATATGCTATAAGCAGAAAGAATATAGTTTCTTTTGGTGAAGGAGATACAGGTACAAAAAGTCAAAGATATATGGATTATTTAGCTGATGATACCTGTGATACTACAAATGGAAGTTCTACTGTTACTTGTGCTGATACAAATATTCTTAATGGTAAAATAAAAATTGGAATGAATGTTGTAGGAACTGGAATCCCAGAGCACGCAATAGTAAAAATATTTTTAAGTACAACCTCATTTGCGATTGGTACATATAAAGGAGCTACAGCTGGTGTTAGCGCCACAAGTTGTTCAACTGTGAATGCAACAGCAGATGGAACTAATGTTGAGTTAAAATTTTATGGAACTACATTATATCTCGATGGTAGTCGTGGAGGTAAAATGGGAAGTATAGTTTATATTGATAGGGGTAACGATTGGTACAAAAATACAATTGATTCTATAATATTGCCACGCTCTGGAACTGGAATTACCCCAACTACTGAATTAGGTAGGGGCGAGGGTTATAGGATTACTTTACTATTTGGAGGTGATGAGTTTGCACTTAGGGCAGGTAACAGTGTTGGAACTGGGGAGACTTATAGTAACAATAATAACTCTAATAGCTCTGGCGCTGCGAAGGAAATACAATTTTCTAACGGTGTTCCTTATTATAATACTCCTTACGAGTTTGTCGATGCGCATATAAGATGGCTTGATTCATACCCAGATCAACTAACGGCTGTTGAGTTAGAAAGCCAAGCCAATGGAGATTTAAGACTTGTATCGGCTGGGCGAGCACCAAATCAATTGGTTGGTGGTATAAAGCATATAATTAATACCACACAACATATAAGATATGCGGACAGTAGCGATAATACAGTTATAACAGAGGTTAAAAATACAAAGATTCCAGCTAAAGCTATTATATCGAAAGTAGTTGCAAAGATTGCTAGAACTAGTAATTTAACTACACACGCTGTTAACCTTCAGATGTCTGCAACATCGGGAACTGCAGCTGACTCAAGTATATCGTCTGGAACTGAATTGCTTGGAGCTGGAGTAGCAAATACAGATAGCACAGATAGCGCAAGTGCTTCTGATATAGATTTAAAGCAAAGTGGAGATGTATGGATATGCAAAGATACAGTACGCAATGGAGGATCTGATCAATATTTATACATTTGTAATGCGGGTACTGGAAATGGAACAACAAATTCAACAGCTGGTACTGTAGAAATATACATAGAATACTATGTATAAATAAAAGAAAAGGGAATTAATATGGCAAACGGATTTATTTCAGGATTAGCAGGAATGAGAGCTGCTCAAGGAGCTGGTTCTCAAATGGGATTTTTTAATCTTGGAAGTACAGCAATGAAAGACCTTAGAAAACTTGAAAGACTTGAAGATGAGTACAAGGAAGAAAAAAGACTCAGGGAACAAGAGGCGAGAGATCGTGATAAAAAGCGTGGAAAAGGAAGAGTCGGAGGTGGTTTATTGGGAGCAGCTTTAATAACTGCTCTTACTGGTGGAGCTGCTACTCCATTGATGCTAGCAGCAGGAGCCGGTCTTGGTAGCTATGCTGGTCAAAGAACAAGTCAAGGTGGAGTATCCTTAAGAACACCACTTGGAAGAAAATCAACTCTTAGAAAAATAGCTCGCGGAACAGATGATACTTTTTTCCATTCCGGTGCAAAAAGAAAATTAGAAGGATATAGAAAAGATTTGAATGACTTCCTTAAAGAAGCTGATAGTAGATTTGATCAGACTATTACGGCTAGCGCTATGTCAGATGCATTTACAGCTTATAAATTAGCAGGTTTAGATTGGAAGGAAGCAGGAAGAAAGCTAAAAAATATTAAACATCTGCCATCTGTTATGAAGGGTGAAATGAGTTGGGATAATTATAAAGGACTTATGGAATCTCCGCTACCTACTGGACTTCCCACTCCAGATAAAACTGCGATTAAAAGCTCTGTTGAAGGTGCTAAGCTATCTGGAGAACAACTTCTTGAAAAGATATCAGATCCAACGGCTATAAATTATGAGAAATCTGGAGAATTCTTAAAAAGATATGGAAGAGAAGGAGAAAAAATATTTAAGAATATGTCAACTGCTGGTAGAAAAACAGGTATACCTGAGGCAATGGAATTGAAAAAGCAAAAAGATTTGAAAGAATTAATAGAATGGGCTGGTAAGCTAAAAGATTTTAAACCAATGGGTATAAAAAAATCACAAACATTACTTCCAGATTCTTTGAATTATCCTGATTGGTTCTTACCTAATCGACTAGGAACACAGAGTAATATAATTAAACCCATTTATGACCAAATGGGAAACAGAATTAATTAATAGAGAAATATTATGAACGAACAATTATTACAATATATTAAAGATGCTGGCCTTGGTAAGTACGAAGGATTCTTTACAGGAGACGTTACCGGTGAAGACAGTATAGCATCAAAACTAGGTCTTACTGGTGAACAGGCAAAAATGTTTGGCAGATTTGCTATGCCATTTCAAAAAGAACGCTTTGAAAAAATGGTTAAATCTCTTCAAGACTATGAAACAAAGCAAACAGGATTTATAGGAGAGCAACATGCTCTTGGCAAGGGGCAAGCAAGAACGGGTCTTTCACAAAATTTATCTGGATTAAGACAGAATCTTCAATTAGGTGCGATGCAAGCTGCTCAAAGAGGTGGTGGATTTGCTGGAGCAGGAGCTCAACAATCAGCTTTGCAATTAGCTCGAGATGCTGCTAGTCAAAGATATGGTGGTCTAACCGATCAGTATCAAACTCAACTTTCAGGTCTTGGACTTGCTCAAGAAAAAGGTTTATCTGCTTTAGGAGAAAAAGTAGAGGGAAGAAAAGGACAAGCGTATGGACTTCTTGGTGATTATATAAATAGAATGCTTGGGCTTGGACAACAGTTTTTACAATATGATCCAATTAGCGGTAAATGGGGAGATACCGGTGGTGGAACTAATGTAGGTAATAAAGATGATGGTGGCCCTGATGATGATAAAGATGATGATGATAAAAAAGATGAAACAGCTGGTTTAACAGACCCAATGGAGGGATTAAAAGACGATACAGATGAAACAGATCCTACAGATCCTACAGATCCAGGTGACCCAACTGACCCTACCGACCCGACAGATCCTACGAAGCCAACAGACCCAACAGACCCAACTGATCCAA